GATTAGGCTGTTTATCAACCTGCCAATCATTAAAGCTAAATCGTAGTGGCACGCCTCCAGACCAGACTGACATGCGATAGTAATACCGTTTTCGGTTAGCAATTACGCCCGCATTCGCCCGATCAATCGTTTGATGATCCAATTCTTCTTTGGTTGGCAACTTAGTTGTATCAATTCCTCTAGCCGCTACTACTTTCTGAATCGTGGCTTGATTGAATAACTTCGTTACATTTTTCATTAGCCAAACCAGTCCTCTCGTGTTTGTGGCGCAACATTAGTCGGGTGATCCCGTTCAGCCTGACCCATGAGCGTGTCATACTGCTTGCGTAACTTTCCTGCCGATAAAATGTTTGCTTGCCAGAATGAATTATCCTGTGACCAATCTACTAGCCAATCTAATTTTTCATAATCACGATGATCACGTTCGTGTGCCAATCGAATATCATTAGCCCATTTTTGTAAGTTTGGGTCTTTGAAATCAGGTTGCCGTTGTTTAATTCTGGTCAACAAATGACTAGCAATTTTGTATGGCTGAGAAGACGGGTCATAATTTGGCTTTGCCAAATGGTGACTATCTTTGTTTACCTTACCTTTACTAACCTTACCTAACCTATCCTTACCTAACCTAACCTCGGTATGACAATTGCCTACCAAGTGTCCGTCATTTGGTTGACCATTGGTTGACGCTTGACTACCAAAAGTTAATTTACTATAACTATCGTCTTCATTTAGCTCTAATTGTTTAAGCTCACTAGTATATTTCGTGGGGTGCTTACGATCTGATCGGATGTAATTATGAATATGCCAATCTTTAATCACAGTGACGCCATTCTCAAACGGAATAAGATACTGCTTGGCTAACAAAATTTTCAAATCATCATCACTTGAACCAGTCATCCGCATAATAGATTTTGTATTACCCACAAACCCATCATCATCAGCATGCATATTCAAATGAAAATATAGTAGTTGAGCTGACTTAGGCATATCCATAAACAAATCAGAATCCGTGATCGTATTACTAAACATTCTCCTTTGTGCCATCTTTTAATCCTCCCTTATTTACTAGTAGGCATTCCACCCACCCGGTGTATTAGTCACTGCTGTATTTACCTTTCAAGCCAATTCGTTTTAACGTTTCTTTATCTAGTTTTATGCCATCTACCGGAACGTGGTATTTTGCACTAAATGCCACGGAGCCAATTTGTTCAATCTCGCTGTGATGGACTCGACACAATGCCATAACGTGCCGTTTGGTGTGGTCAACGTGTGTTCTGTTCAAGCCAGCTCCGATAACGTCTACATGATGGATATCAGCACGATTACCACAGATCATGCAAACTCGGTGGCGACAACATTGAAACAGGTAATACTCTTGCTCACGTGGCAATAGTTTATAGCCTTCCTTGAACGGTACGTGCCACTCAAACATGAAGTCGATAACTAGGTCGAGTAACTGGTTAGCATCGCTCACAGACGATTCTGTGGTGTCTGACAGGCTAATCTGCTTGCCAAACGTATATGACTCATACTGCAAATAAAACAAGTTTTTCAAGAAGTCTGTCGGCATGCCTGACCACGTATAGATGTCACTAAGCAACGCGAAGAATAAGCGTCGCTGTTGTGGCCTAGCTTTACGTGTGTCAGCTATTTCCCAATCCACATAAAATTGGCTGTGGGAGCCGCTAACGGTCTCTATATGGTCTAAATTAGGCTTCTCATCTAACCGTGTAACCAAATAGTATTGACCATCCTGCTCAATTAACTGCGCTCGTGACTGTTGCATCTAGTCACCCCAATGTTTGGAAGCTTTGTTTAATAACCAGTTTAAATTAGAAGGGCGATCCGTCTGGAATTGGGGGAAAACCACCGCCATGGTAACTATTAGCTGATTGACTACTATATCCTGGGGCTTGCGTATTACCAGCATTACTACTTGCTGGAGTGCTGAATCCATTCCCCTGTTGGCTATTAGTCGTCGTGCCAAAACCACCACTTGTGCTTTTGTGATTGCCAAAGCCACTATTTCCTGTATTGCTACTGCCTGCTGGCCGCTTAACACCATTCGGTTTACTACCATCCTGCATAAACGGCTCGTAGCTTTTAACCGCTAAATAGGCTTTTCCGTTTGAACCAGTATCCCAATCAACCGTGATTGCCAATTGATGCCCTACTGCTTGACTGACAAACTGTTCAATTGAATCAAATGCTGTGCCATTACTTGCACCTAAAGCTACTGCAATGGTGTTAAAGCGTTTAGCGGATAACTTAGCTTTGTCCTCCGAAGTACTGTCCCAGACCTCATTGTCAAACCGGATTAGACCACCTTTGTATGGGCCGTCTAAAACCTCATAGTCAAAGATCGCCATGGGCTTGCCAGCCTCTTTGGTTTTCGTGTATTGTGAACTAGACGCGATAACCACATTATATTTGCCTGCTTCTTCGACAGTTTGTCCGAAAGTGTTATTTGAATCTACTGTAAAAAGTGCCATTTTATTTTGCTCCTTTAGTTATTTGGATTAGTTCATTCGCTTTAATCAATTTGCGATTATCAATTCGGTTCTTGGCGTGATTCCCCTTTTCGGGATCTAAATCAATCATGCGTTCGCCACCCGTCAAATAGATCTGGCCAACGAGGTCAAACATACTAGTAAACGCATTGAACGTCTTTTCGTTCATGTCAGCTTGGTATCTACCTTCACCACTAATACCTGACGAACCATTGTCAAGTTGATGAGCAGTAGCATATACGGACTTGCCACTTTCTTTCAAAATCGTACCGAGATCTCTAAACCACAATTGTAATTTTTGATAATTCTGGCGATTGTCCTTTGCGGCATTATCAATATTTTCCAATACCAAGTTTTGAAGTGCTGTGATATTGTCTAATACAATCACCTGATACTTAGCATCTGAAATTCCTTGCATGACATATTGTTCAACCATTGCCTGGATATTCGGCATATCACGATGTTCAAAGATAATAACATCGACGTCCTTATCACCGATCAAGACATTACTCGACATATCGAAGCTGAACAACAACTTGTGGCCTACAAACTGTTTCACTACACTGGTCTTACCGGTACCACCATCACCATATATGAAGTACATATTGGGTATCACCGGAATGTTTCCGTCCGCATAAAACTTCATTTTGCCTCCTACAAACTAAACTTAACGGATTCACTGGCTGGCTTCTCAGTTACACCATCAACAATCTGTCCATCTTCAAGCACGAATTTTCCATTAATAATCGTTCCGGACTTCTTTAAATCAGTTTTTTTGATGGTTTCCTTGGTTTTAATAAGTTCTTTAATTCCTTGGTCTCGTAATGACTTTAGTACCTTTGTTTCATCATAATTCAGACCTGCCGGTGTCTTACGAGTCGTTACTTTTCCATGTGGAGTATCGATTTTGAATTTACTGTCATGCTGACGTTCACGATATAGATAATCCTTCAGCAATCCGTGGAAATATTCTCGACTAGATTCATTTTCAGTAAGTTTTCGATCCCGCCAAGCAATTGTTTGATCAATATCTGCTTGTGCTGCTTCTTTGACTTCCTGATCATGTTTCTCGATCGCTTGTAGCTTACGCATCGCCCAGTCAGCAGACTGTAGCGAATTAATTTGAAAGCCTTCCTGTTCACGATCATTAACCGTTTTTAGCTCTTCTTTAAGCAATTCATTGATCATCAAATTAACCCCCGCAATTCGTTCAATTCTGTTTCACTCTTATCCAACATCTTGTACAACTTGGTCAGCGATTCGCCATCACTGATCCAAACACTGTTGATAACATGCTTTAGAAACTTGATGTGATTGTTCACGATTTCTTCCATAACTACCGTCCTCGCTTTCTTAGCACTTGCAAACGAGACTGCTTTGGAATAGAGTAGATGTTGGTACTAATCATCTCTTCCATTAGTCCATCGTTAGCCGCTACTAGCGATGGCTTTTTTTGTGCTCGTTTCCACTCGTGGAGTGGTAAAATTGATGCTTTTTGCATGATCATTCCTCCTACTTGAGCACTTGAATACCATTGGTAATAATCTCGAATTGCTGTCCATTTTGTTCAACTACAGCCACATCTTTTTGAGTGCGCAATGTGAACGGGATTTTTTTAATATCCACTACTTTACCAACTCCGGCTTCTCGTATTAATTGGCCACAACTATACTCTGCCTTGTAACTCACTCGATCACCTACATGAACTTTCATGATTATTCCTCCTAATACATTGTTGGCAATGTAAACGTCCAGTTCTCATCAGAATTTCCATCTGGCTCGCAAACATTAATATCGTGTTCTTGTAATTCGCCAATAAATTCTTCTGAATAGCCAAAGCACGGGCGCCGCTTAATGATTCTATCTGTATCGTACGTGATAGCGTTAATCAGCTCACGTTCATCTGCACGAATCGCGTTATACTTACGTGCTCTTAACGCGTGCTCAATGTCTTCTCCATACATATCGTTTCCTCCTAAATTCCAAACCAGTTTCTAATCTCTCGGCGCTTGTACCATACGGATGTTAGCGCCCAGGTTAATACCGCTACTTCTACCACGGCAATTCCTCCCAATGAGATTCCAAAAAGTCAGCCATCACGCTAGCCTTAAACTTCCAGGCGCTACCACGTCCCTTGTGAATTATTTGACCTTGTTGCTCCATTCTGCCAATCTGTCGGCTGTATTTTGGATTTTCAAGGATATTTTCTTTAATCCATTTAATCGATTTGTCTCCACACCAGATACGTAAATCGTCCATTATCCATGTACGTCCATGTGTAGTCTG